TTTTCAACGTCCCAGTTGATAACATCTAAAACGATCTTCAGAGGTTCAAGAAAAGACTTCTCAAATTGAGTATTATAATCTATATAACCCTCCAAGTCAAATTCTTTAGGAATTGTACTTAGAAAAGATATGATTGGAGTCTGGATCGGATTAGGTTCTTTTAGATAGATGAACTTAATCTTCTCACCTTCCTTGATTGTTTGATATTTCTTTTCCAATCTTTTCTCATTCAAAAGATGATTAAAGATCAATGATCCCTTAACGTGGATTGGTGTTTTAGAAGCATAGATTGATTTTGAATCACCATATTTCTCTAGACCAGTAACACCTCTTGGGAATGCGATATTTTCAGGAGGAAGTTTCTTAAACTCTATTCTGAATTCTTCAATAAACTTGATCAATGCATTCTGATCTTTTTCAATAATAACTTCAAAGGCTTCCTTAATTTTATCACGACATGCTGCTGGTGTTGATGACTTAATTGCTTCAAGTCCCATAATCTTCATCTTTGGTTTTTTATACTCAACACCCTCATTATTATACACATTAATCAAATAACGTTTTTTTGCAGTCCAGATAGCTTTATCAGCAAGAGCCTCGCGCTTCATTACCATCTTCTGGGCATAAGCATTGAGATAATCTTTAAGTTCTTTATAAGAAATATCGATGAATGGTTGAATCTTATCCTCACAGAAACGATCAAGCATGCGAATGACTTTCTTCTTTTCAGTGTCTGTGGGAATCATCTTCTTAACTAAAGTCCCAAGATTTACATAAATTGAATCAGTATCTGATGCAATGATATAATCAATCCCCTTGGTCTTCAATAGTCCATTCAAATAGCCATTTAATTTGCTTTCAATCCAACGAATTCCAAGCTGCCCAGACAATGTGATTGCTTCAGCAATTCTAATATCAAAGAACCTAAACCATTGGTTTCCGATTGCACCATAAGCAGAGTTTAGAGTAACTTTCTTAGCTAATTGAATATTATTAAACTTAGCAATCTGTTTTTCTAGCTCATGCTTCTCTTGTTCACTAACTGACTTCTCCAACTTCTTCTTAGCTTCAATTGCTTTGTTTTTATACATGGCGCGATCTTCATACATCGTTTCCATGATTTCGCAAAGAAATCCCTGCTTTTCTATACTGAAAAGTTGACCATTAGGAGTTAGAGTTAGATTGTATTTCTTGAGTATTTCAGTCGGAATATTTTTATCTAAGAGATTATCAACGTTAATCTTAGGTCCATATTCACCAATATACTTTCTGAGTTCGTCATTGAGTCTATCTGGCTCAATTAAAGTTTCTGGAGAAAGATTATACATCATAATCAGATGTGGGTATAGACTATTCAAATCGAATGACGCAACCCACTCATGCATTCCAAGGATTGGATCCTTAACGAATGCACCAGCATATTGCTCATCTTTCTTTGTATTTTTCTTTGGCGGAATTACTATATGCTTTTTCTTTAGTGCATTATATGTGATTGTGTCCCACATTCTCACTTGAGAGAAAACATCATCATAGTTCACTTTAGCATCATATGCCAAAGTTAATGCCAATTCAATCAACCTGATTTTATCTTCAAGACGTTCAACTAGTTCTACGTCTTTGATATTATACTCGATAAATTTCTGGAAATCTAAACGATATAGTTGATGTAAACTTTCAAATTCAGAATAGTCAATCTTTTTCTCACCAAGCTCAACATTTGCAATGTGATTGAGTGAAAATGATTCTTGGTTTGGATTGGAAGAATACTTGCGATACAGCTCATAATAATCGAGCATCGCAATTCCCATCATATCATAACATTGCTGAGTCTTTCCTTTGAAAGTGACCTCACTCGCATTTAATTTATTCCAAGGAGATAATTTGAGAGAAGTTTCTTCACCATAAAGACGATTAATGCGATTGATTAGATATGGGAAGTCAAAGAATTTAATATTCCAACCAGAAACAATATCAGGAAAATGAAGTGTCCAAAGATTAATAAACTTTTCGATAAGATCGTATTCGTCTTCACATTTAATATAATCCACACTCTCAATATTGTTATTGTAATCACCACAACCAAACACATAGTAAGTGCCGTTGATTGCGATAGTGATTGCAGTAATAGCTTCATTTGCCCGTATTGGTTCTGGAAATCCATTTTCTGATCCTACTTCAATGTCGATATATGCAATAGATAATTGCGTTATGTCCCATTCTACATCATCAGGAAATAAATCGGAAATACATGCATAATCATATTTGGTATTTCCATAGATTGTAAAATTGGAGACTCCCTCATACTGTTTTATGAACTCTCGAGCGTCTCGAATGGAATCAAATGAAATTTCTTCAACTGGATTATTATTGAGATCTTTCCATTTAGAGGGTTTGTTGCTTCTGACAAAAAACTTTGGTTTATAACGAATCTTTTGACGAATCCTCTTTCCTTCTTTTATTCCACGAAAGAGGATATTGTCGCCATACACCGCAACATTAGTATAAAACACGTAATTCCTTAAACAATGAGTTGCTTGGGTGGAGTTACAATCCCACCGAACATTGAAGAGTAAGTATTCTTCAAATCATCCTTAACTGGTTCAGAGTAGATAATCTTATCAGTACCAATAGTGATATCACCATCAACCATTGTACCCCAAGGAATAAAACGGAATCCAAGATTCTTCCCATCATCTGATGGAGCTAGAACCACAGCAATTGTATTCTCGAGAGTCACTGATGTATCATCAGAACTCACAACCTCAGCTAAAATTTCTTCACCAGTAATCAACTTAATAATCTTAACGTTCATTTATTTCTCCAGGTCTAATATATCATTTTCGTTAAACATAATTTCACCATCAACACGTTTGCTCACTTGAGTGGGCTTTCTACTTGCTGCAATCAACAGCATCACAGCAAGCGGATCAAAGACAAAAACAAGCATTAGTATAACTATTCTTACTGTATTGTCCAAATAATTTCCAGCTTTATCGCCATAAATCAATTCAGCAATATATTTTAGAGGACCAACTTCTACCTCTACTTTCTGAATTTGTAGTTCAGCTGCAGCTAACCTCTTATTGTTCTCCCTCAAGCGAGCTGCTGCTTCTTTCTTATCCGATAATAATTGCGCACGAACTTTTTTCTGCTTACTCAGTATATTATAATCTTCTTTAACTGTATTGTCAAGTAAATTCAATTGACGATCAGCATCCGTTACAATTTTTTCATCAGCTTTAATGTCAGATTGTAATCCCACAACTAATGAACCAACATCAGCAGTTTTATTAACATTATTTTCTAAATGTGCTTTAGATAGAAAACCAAAGATTCCCATTGATGTTATGAACATCAATATGATAACAGCAATAGTCATATATATTCTCATGAATATAGGTATTGATTCTCTGCTTTTATAGAGCCATGTTGCTGTTACAATTTTGGCGAACTCGAGCGAACCTCCCATTATTAAAATAGGAATATATGCACCACTGAATAATGCAGTCAACCCTATCATTGAATAGTATGCTGCAGTAGAAGATAGGGAGAAACCAGAAAGAAACAAATATAATCTAATGTCTGTGAATGCTTTTAAAAATCTCATTTCTTATTGAGTATAGCCTGGAGCTCTTTTTTTGTTAGCTTGACATTATTTAGGTAATAGAACCCATCTAACATAGTCCAAATGTCTTTTCCAACTTTAAGATACCATCCACCAAACTCTTTAATCTTCTTGCCTTTTTTAATCAAGACATCTCGCAAATCAGATAAATTGTTCATTTTCAAAATTCTCCACAATATATTCATAAATCTTTTTTGCAATTGGTTTACTTAAAAACTTTCCTTGTTTTTTTGTATGCTTGGCGTACATCTCTTTGAATATATTTTCATGTATTTCATTTTCTTTTTGTATGATAGATTTGTTGAAATGTTTAGAAGTTGTTCTCATTTTAGTACATATACAAAAATTATCTATTGTATAATTTTGACGTTTCTGTACAGCATTATAGTCATAAATCCAAGCATCTCCCCACCAAATTGCGAATTCATCTGGGATCATTAGATAATTTTTCTTATGCACAAATATTAGTGTGCCATACCCATTCCAGTCTAATGTTTCGGTTGTAGCTAATCCAACACTCATCAATGGGCTACTGACATAAAATTCTTTGACTCCGTTGCCATTCGGACCAATGATGCCATTCTTCTCAACAACAATATCATAAACTAAATCAAAAACTCTTTCATCAAAAATAACATCATCATTCATTAAACAAATTTTGTCATATTTGCTTTCCTGCACACCAAGATTCCAAGCTGGATGACAGAATATATTTTCTTTCTGTGGTAGATAAGTTATCTTCGGGTCATTGGGAATTTTAAAATGTATAGCAT